GATTCTGCATGACGATAGTGTCGATCGCCTTGTTTAAGTAAGATTTCATAAGCTCTTTCTCATCGATAAAAGCTCTATCTAACAACAAACCAGGTGTCTCTAATATCGGTCTTACAGACATCTCAACTACATCCCGCTTACGCCACGGAGTGAGTCATTTTTCTTCTGCGCTTGCTGGAGCAGACCGTTAGCTTTCTTCATGTCTGGATTTGAACCAGGCCCACATTCCGGTTTTACTCGGTTTGCTGCTTTCATAGTTCCGTCCGCATAACTACATAAACCCTTCCCCGAGTTCATAAAAGCTCCAGGTGCTGCTTTGCCACCTTTATTGTTGTTGTATGCCATAATCATTCCTTATGGTAAAATGGTTGATAACGATTTAGGAGTCATATTTTGAACACCCTCTGTAAATTTTGTAACAAACCGAAACCTGTCACTAGAAGTCATCGAGCGGATCGACTCTACTGTTCCCGTGCATGCTACAATCTTCATCATCATACTATCACAAAATGTATGGTATGCAATAAAGAATTTATTCACCACTCTACTAAGAAAAGACAATTTTGTGGCATCTCTTGTTCTAACAAAAGTAGATACCCCGACAAATTCAATCTTTGCAAACACTGTGGGAAAGAAATCCTGGCCTTGAATTGGAGAAAAGAAAGTATTTATTGCTCTAAAAATTGCTATGACATTTCTGGTGATAGGACAAAAAATAAAATCAGACAAAATAACCCTAACTTTATTAAAGGTAAATTCTCTTATCGAAGATATGCTCTTCGCGAACTTCCAAATCATTGTGCTGTTTGCAATTCTATTGAAAAATTGGATGCGCATCATATTGATTCGGATCGAGAGAACAATGATTTGTCGAATCTGATCATTCTTTGTCATACTTGTCACATGAAATATCATCATGGAACACTCGAATTAGACGATTGTTGAGGAGCCGATTTCTTATTTTCTGCTGAACCTACCGTATCCGCATTGATCCTATGCGACTGCTCTTCAACTTGTGCTTTTTGCATTTCTCTAGAAGCAACCTCTTGCTGTTCTAATTGGTTAACAAACTGAAGCACTTGAAGAATACGATCATCTTGTAGTTTAGAAATCTCAGTAATCGCCCTTGCTCTTTCAAGAGCTGCCATTGCTAAATTTTCTGTAGCTTCTGATTCGCGCTCGTCTTTTAGGGATAGGTTAGAAATGACACGAGATTTACGCTCTTCTGCAAGGCCGAGCTTCTCTTCTTTGGTTGCGCTGAGCACTTCCATTTCCAGTTGCTGTGTTTGCATCGCCATTTGCTGGATTTGTTTTTGCTCTTCTGCTTGTTGTGCGATTGCTTGTTCTAGGTCGGAAAGACCAGCCATTTGTAAAGCTCTAACGATTTCTTTTTCTGGTACATTAACAATACCGTCGCGCTTGAGTGCAATGAGTTCATAGTAGTAAGCATCACGTTGAGATTGCGAGCGAACGCCTTCTTTCACGACAGCATCGTATTGTTCGAATTCACGGTCATAGAATTGCTTTGTAGGTTCCTCTCCAATGATGCGTTTAACTTTTCCAGGAGGCATATTTAGCTGAATGCCTTTGCCAACAAGTGCGCCTAAGAATTTTTGGGCTAGTTCTACGTTGTCCATGATCTTACGATTCGCTCGCAATCCTTGAGCGAGTCTTACTTGAGCCAACTTGCCTGATACCTGCGTATTGCCTTTCTCATCGATCCCGAGGGTAGTCTCAGTAATGTTTGCCAATGTGAGAGAGAGTTTATCTAGTACGCCTTGATATTCGATCAGGGATTGATTCGCTCCGCCGCCTGTGAGCTGTCTGACAGCATCCTGGCCAAATTGCTTAACTGAAGGATCATCTGGATCTAGGCCGATAATCTTATTTTGCCCTGACTGTTGCAAATCTTGCGGATCAGCAACCGCTCCGATCATGTATTGAAATCCTTTGCTGATGTCGGAATCCATCATGTCGACAATCTTCATGTGACGTTTTACGAAGTTCCTCTGATTGAAATATTGCGTGGCCGCTATGCCCTGGACTCTTTGAGAAGGCATCCAGATCGATGGTTCCATGTAACAAATCAGTGGCACAAAAGGAAACGACTCAACGATGCCAGTCTTGTCTTCGCCGTTATACACTTCCTGACCATTCAGCATAATATGGAGTTCAATGAACGGTCGTTCAACTTCTCGGATGTCTAAGAGAGGAGGGAGCTTTTCTTGATCGATATCAGGATCGTTATGCAAAGATCTCAAACGGCCAAGTCCGAATTTGAGCATTCTTAGCTTTTCTGGCTCTAGATCGGTGATGTCTCGGAAAAACGAAGACTCCTCATCTACAAGGAATTTTCTTCGACGAGTTGTTCGTTTGTAATACTGATCGTAAGCCATCAAGTTGCGATTTCGGCTTAAAGTTGTAAAATTAGGATGGTATGAAAGGAACTTGTCGTCACGAAAAGCATTCTGGATTGCATCGATCTCTTTGGGATCTACGAAAGGAATGAGCTGTTTGATTACAGTGCGATCGAGCAAGTCTCTCATCACTGCAAAGCCACAATCGCCAAGTGAAATAGACTCGAAAGTAGGGTCAAGATAGAACTGGTTGAAAGTTCGCTTATAAAATGAAAGATCGCCATTGACAAAGTCGCGGCTATAGTCCATCTGCAGACCACAAAGTGACATGCCAGCTTTGAAGCATTCATCGGCAGCATCCAGGAATGTAGAATAACCATTTCCTTTGTCCCAGGTGTAATAGGAAAGCTTGGTGAGCTGATCGGCTGTCTTTTGATCGCTACCTTCTACAGGGGCGAATACGATGGAATTTAGATTGTCTCTGAGGTAGCCCGAGAAGAATTCGAGCGGTCTACGCATGATATTGAGTTCAAGAGGTTCTCTTCCTTCTTTCGATAGTTGTTCCCTTTCTTTTTGTGACCAGGTGTACCCAGAAGCTGCGAGTGTGTAGACTTGTGCATTGGAAACGAAGGGCGACCAGTAGTCATGTGCATACCTATAATTTTCCTGGAACTCTGACCAGATCTCGGCGCGTGTGTGCATCTCTATCCTAGTTGATAAAAGGGGTTCTGGTAGCTTATCACCCCAAACATCCGAATATTGTGTTTTGGAGTTCCCCCCGCCCCTTTTTTACTGGTGTCGACAAACAGCCCAAAGCGTCCTTTGGTTTTAAGTGCAGAGGTTTCTCGCACCGATACCGTCGGTATCAACCCAAAGATAACTATTTATTTATTATATCGCACTTAATTTTTGAAGAAGAATTTAATCATTGTGTGGACAGCCACCGAAATGTCCTTTGGCAAAATTACAATTCATACATAAAAGCTGAAAATTATCCTTTGGGAAACCATTAAGCTTTATCCATCGATAAAAACTTCCTCCTATCACTTCGCTTTTTAGTTTTCTTTTTGTTCCTCCATCATTATTTATATGATCTAGTGTCAAAAATTCCGGTATATTTTCCCCACAACATTTACAATGGCCACCATATTCTTTTATGACTTCCAATCTTAAGTTCCATCGCCATGACATGCAATATTTTTGCCGTTTATCTGGATTATTTTTTCCCCAATTTTTAACGTATTCCTTGAGTTTTCCTTTATTTTTTTCGTAGTACTGGATTTGATTTTTCTTAACTCTTTCTGCATTATTTCTTACCCAGATAGAAGCAGATTTTGTCCTACATTTTTTGCATTGTTTTCTAAGCGTTCCATAGTCACTTCTTATGGAAAATTCATCTTCATTTTTTTCTGACAAACATTTTGTGCACATGGGCATAAATATCCTCGTTTTATATGGTAGGATACTTAAAGTGTAATATTAATGAAACTATTTTTGGCCTTTATATGGGGGGTAGCCATGATCCCTTGGTTGAGTCACTGTCTTCATTTGCTCGCACCATCCGCATATATCAGGATGGTAGCAGGATATTGTGAAGCGATTGACATGGCCTAGAGATTCGGCGCATTCTTTACAGATCCAAAGAGGATAATTATCAAAGTCGCGCCTTTTTTTGTAGATTGGAGGTGTCATTTTGGTAAATTCTCCATATAGTTACGAAGCCAATCAACCTGAGACAAATGCAATGAATCAGAAAGCGACCAGCATGAGGCATATTCACGGCTATCCAAAATCTTTTGACGTTCGATTAGGACCCTATTATAAAATTCACTCTCTACCCATTCTCCATCAGCTAGAACAGCTACGGCAAACTCATAGAAATCATTAATTTGTCTTTCTTTTATGCGAATCAACCTTTCTTGTTCCGTCTCTTCTGGAAGATCTGGGAAAGTCATTCCATCGATGTATCCACATTGGCTCATATTTTGAATCTCCTATTTTCAGTAACAGCCTTGTGCTTTTCAAGCGAGCCATTCATAGAGCCAACCGTTTCGATATGTGTGACCGCTTGGCAAGCATATTGAAAAGCATCTGCGTAGTTTGAAGAAGTATCATGGTATGGTTCGTCCAAATACTTTCCAAATTGCTCACTCCACTTTTTGCGATACTTGGCGAGTTGATCAAGAAACGGTTTAACTCGATTGATATTGAAGACGCATCGATCGAATTTGATCTTGGCGTTAGAGATGTTGAGATTTTTATCGGTGCGCTTAAGTACCATAAATTTAACTGTGGTTCCTGAGAATAACCTTCTAAAATCCCTTTCATATGTATTTTCAACCACGATTCCATCGCGATGCGCAGCGTCATGAGGGAGAAATATTGTGTGGTACAGATATTTTTTATCTTGTTGGAGGTATCTAGCATAGAAATCTACACCTTTATTTTTATCTTCGTAGTAATCAATTATTCGTATCTCACCGTGAACAACCTGAAAGAAACACATAACCGTAAGATCATTTACGCCAATGTCCATCGCCACATATACATGCTCTAAGGCATCGTATAAAGGCGTTTGTAGGCATCGATGATCTTGATGGGCTTTCTCTATGCATTGTTGAAAATAGAACGCGTCTGAGCTAGAGAGAAAGGCTTCTGAGATGGTCGACGGAAACTCCTGCTTCATCTTCTCACCCTGAACACTCTTTTGATGAGCGTACCAGAAACGCTGCTGCTGGCTTATTTTCTTCCCTGTTTCTTTTTCAATCTTTGCGAAATAATCCGTGAGTTCAATCCCATAAGTGACTTTCTCCAACATGGAATAACTCGGCTCATCCAACCAAGGAAAGAAAAAAAGACGGTACTGCAAAGGAGAAAGATCATCATTGCCCCTTGTATGAGCCATATTGACCATGTCTGCAAAAAATCCTTCATTTCCTTCTCCTGTTGATTCGATGATGCATCGACTGTTTTTAGAAAGAGTATTAAGCGTTCCTGTGATCACTTCCTCAGCTTTGACAGGATTACGCGCACAAGTTTTGCCAAACTCAGAAACAAGAACAAACTGATAAGCCCCCCCTCGCAAAGTAGTATCTACACGCAGAAAGCTACCATTTTCAAAAGTAATTTCCCTAGCAGATCTTTGTACAATCCCGGTAATTGGACGTATCCATTCGGGAAGATTGTCGAGTGAATGACCTATGATGCGTTTGAAAATATGTTGAGCATGTTCAAGAGAATAAGAGACGATCCCGGCTGAAAGATTATCATTGAACAGAGCCTGATCGAGGAGATAGATAACTGCGAATGTAGACATGCCAAGCTGACGCGCCTTTAAAATGAGATTTCTTGTATGTAGATTCCGATAAACCTCACACTGAACTGGGTTCATCTCGAATTTTATCGAATTACCATCGCGATCAACTATCTGGTAAAGGTGGTTCAATCTCCATTCTTGACTGGCTAGCTGCTTTGCTTCCGGGCTCTTGAGAAAGATGCCTAATTCCTGCTCTGAGTTCATTGACGATAAGTTCCTTTAATTCACTAGCATCTTCTTTCTGTCCTAGCCAAATCTTGCCTAGCCAAATACCCATTGTTGCGTTCGTTTTAGTTAAATTAAATTGGTTTCTTCTTAACTGAATTTTAAGTCCTCCTGAAACCTTTTCTTTTAATTCACCAAATCCCAGCCCAGTTTGTTCTCTTAATCTTCTATCTAATGTTGCTGTTCCAACTCGAAAAGCCCCGGCTATCTCTGCTGCAGTAGCTCCCAAATCCATCCAATGTAAAACTGCCTCAAAATCAATAGGCTTTGGAGGTAATTTTTTAGATAAATCAGCTTCATCAAGATCGGGCGTAACCAAAGGGATCTTAGGTCTTCCTGGACGCTTTCCAGTGGGTTTTCTAGGCATTCACCAATCTCCTACCAGTATCTACCAATTTGGTAGCAGTGGATTACAAAATGTAACCGACTCAATTGTTAAAATCAGAACACGCTTCACCATTGCGAAGAATGTTAAAAGTAAGGTTCTTTTCTTTCCTAAATCGGATCCACCGTTTGACTATCACATCACAGTAGCTCGGATCCAACTCACTGCCAAAACATCTGCGCCCTAATTGCTCACAAGCTAAAAGAGTGCTCCCGGATCCGAGGAAGAAGTCAAATACCAGGTCATTTCGCACTGTGCTATTGCTCACTAGGTATCCAAGCATAGGTATGGGCTTCATTGTAGGATGTTCTTTGCTGCGCGTAGGACGGTCAAATTTGAGTAATGTAACTTGCTTACGGTTGTTATACCATTTGTGCGCTTCTCCCTCTTTCCATCCATAAAGAACAGGATCATGATCGGTGTATTCTTTACCGCCAAAAAGGACAGGCTCATGTTGCCAATGAAAGTCTTGACGGCCTAGAACCATGCTATTTTTTAGCCATATAAGGCATTGAGATAGTTTGAGATTGGCCTCTCGGAAATATCGCCTGAACCTTTCACCCTCAGAGTCTGCGTGGAATACATAGATTCCGGCACCTTCTTTCATAAAGACAAATGCGTTCATATAAAAGTCTTTCAGAAGAAGCTCGAAATCCTTATCGCATAAGTCATCGTTTTCTATCTCATCTCTTTTTTTATGTCTTTCAGTTTTTTTACCATCATAAGATACGTTATAGGGAGGATCGGTTAGGACCAAGTCTATTTTCTCACCTCGAAGAACCTTATCTATATCTCCATAATGAGCAGCCGATCCACATATCACACGATGATCACCGAGCTCGTAGACATCCCCGAATTTAGTGAATGGATCAGGCGGCAACTCTACCTCGAAATCATCATCCTTTGCATCGACTTGCTCAGGATCTTGGAAGTCTAGCTCTTCATTTGTGAACCCATAGTCAATAAGATCTTTGATTTCCCATTGATTGGCCAAAATATCGTAATCCCATTCCCCGGCATTGCGATTTAGGCGTATGTTCAGCTCATTAAGATCGCTCTCGACAATATCCACATCCGGGACAAAGCAATCGACTTCTTTATGACCCATCTTTTTAAGAACGGCAATGCGCTGATGGCCCCCGATGATCATGTTGTCAGTGGTGATGATGGGTTTATCGATTAAACCGAACTTTGACAATGACTTCTCTAAATGATCTGTATCATGCTTAGACAGCTTGCGAGGATTCTTTGGATGAGGCTTGAGATCTTTGATCTTGCGCTTCTGGATAGTCCAATTAATCAACGCCAGGCTCCTCATCGTCTGTTATCTCAATCGAGCGTACAAACTGCATATTCAGGATACGCTTGTAATCACCCTTGTCGTCCGGTTGAGTCCAGGCTATCTTAAATCCTGAATCGATTGTTTCTTTGAGCATGTGGAATGCTCTATTGCTTTCTAGCTTAGATTTTTCAGTATCGCCATTGGAGTAAGTGATAATGATATTTTTCATTGTCATAACGTAGCACGAGAAATGTTATTTTGAAAAGATTCTTATCCATGCATAATTCGTGCATAATTGGCTGTTCACTCTTTCTGTCTATAGAATGCTACATAAGTAGACATCTATTGGAGGATATTTTATGATAGATGGTCATGAATGAATTTAAATCACGACGCACATTAAATTTAATCTGAGTCGCAAAGAGGAACGATGGAAAGCCTAGAGATCATAAAAGTTGGCAATGTGTACATGACCTGCAAAACTGTAGGTGTAGGGCTGATGCTTGATTTGTTTGACGACAAAACGCCATCAGAAGGCACGATATCTGAACACTTTCGATTGATCGAAGCTGACGGATTGTTTATCGTTTCGGTAGAGACATGCTTTGAACATGGTCCATCTAAAATAGAATATAAGGGCTTCATGGATTCAAAAGACGCGTATGGATATTTAGAAATGTATGGAGTAGAAGGTGACTCAGAAAAAGAATAACCCAAAGATTCAGAAAGTAATGACTCCTCCCGGGGGCGTGCCAGATCAACTGGCCGCCAACGTAGATAAGACATGCTCGATGCTATTAGAGTTCCTGGACATAAACAACATCAGCAAGTCAGCTGGTGTTAGTGCAATGGCAAGCTTGCTTGTTAGTATCCTGGCATCACAAAAAGATGAAGTAAGTTTCAATGGAATCATTAAAATGATGCAAATGGCCTTTAAAGAAACGAGGGATATGCAATGAATCTTTCAGTCAAATCAGAAAATCCCTTGTTTGAAATTGCTCGGGAAAACCTAATGGCTTCACTAGATCTTCTCCAAAGAGAGAATGACCTTAATCGCATTGGATCGTCGGCATGGACTATGGCAAAAAATATTGCTCGAGCCTCCATAGAGTTTTTGGAAACAGAAACGGATAAGGGATGGACCTATATTGAAAGGCCAAAAGATGGAGTTTAATTGGAATGATCCTAATCTGGACTGGAAAGACCAAAAAGTGATCGAGCAATGGGAATATAGGGATGATGGGAGATGTTGGGGCTGCGGGCATTTAAAAGGCCAAGAACACGCAGAGATGTGCGACGTCGAGAGATGCAAGGATTGCGGCAACCCAATGATCTGCTGTATGTGTGCTAAAACTGAGGTTTGTGTTTCACAAAATTCGTCCGAAACTAGGTTCGTTTATCCATTTCAGGAGAAAAAACCTCTCAAATGGACAAAATTCAGCGAAAATAAGCCTGAATTTGAATGGGTATGGGCAAGCGATTTTAAAACAGTTCTTCTTTTGGATAGATGCAGTTCTGATAGACATAGTCGATTCTATCCTGAATGGGTATGGGCAGAAGCTGAAATCATGTACCCGGATGTGCCAGATGCCTTTTGACTGTGATAAACTAAAGCCTAAGTGCAAAGCCTGTTGCTGCAATCCTACGCCTATGCCTGCTGAATTATGGGAACGCATGAAGCACAAAGCAGTGCGTCCTATCGTTCAGGTGTGTCATTTCGAAGGGCCGGAACTAGACGAAAATAGCTTGACGAACCCAGAATCTACAAAAATGTCTCCACACGTTATAGCCATTGGCGAGATCGATCCTGAGTTAAAATCACATCGATGCCCATTCCTAACCTATGACCTGAAGTGCAACATCTATGAAGATAGGCCATTTGTATGCCGAGAATTTGGCAAAGAAAGCCATTTGATGATGAAGTGCTGTTACCAGGACAAAGAAGGGCGCGTTCGATCTAGGCAAGAGATACGGGCTGTCAATCGCTCTCAATGCAAGGGTGGGGATGTGATCAATCAGAGAATAGTACATGACAACGAAGGGAAAATGATCCAATTGACTACAAGGATGAGCGATGGCGTTTAAAAAATACGAGAAATATGGATCTGCTCCTGTTGGCCATGCTTATTTCTTCCTAAGCGAAGAGAAAGAAAAAGAATTCCTAGAAGCTCCTGAAGCTGTCCAAAAGCATGCACTGTCTATTATCGAAGCATGTGTTCGCAAGAATATGACCGATATTAATCAGGGATTCATATTGGAGGCCCTACGCAAATTAGAAGAAAGAATCGAGGCGTTGGAGAAATTATGAAAATGGCCCCTTTTAAAATGGTTAAGATTCCCGAAGAAGAATGGAAACATTTGAATAATGGAAATCCAGCTACTAAGATTTTCGAGACTTGGAAAAGCTCACGTTTTCTAGTACAGATTCGATTCCACGGAAATCGGATCAAGCTTTGCGTCAATAAAGTTCTTTATACTAAAAAGAATGGTAAGATTCATTGGCAGGATGGAATCACATGGGATGAGCTGCAAGAAATCAAAAATCAAGTTGGTTACAAAGATTTCTGGCTCTGCGAATATTTTCCTCCACAAGATAAAGTAGTGAACATCGCCAACATTAGACATCTTTGGCTATTGGATTACGATCCTGTAGATTCGCTTACCTCAATCAATGGAATGCATGTTAGGGAGATTCAATGACAAGTAGAAAGTGCATACGATGTGGTTGCTGGCATAACATGTGCGTGACCGCCGGGGAAATCGAGGAGATCATCGAGGAATTGCAATTGTGCCAGGATTGCATATTCTCTGGAATTGGATTTGAGCCTTACAAAGAGCAAATCATAATCGACGAGCGTGCAGACGCAAGAATCCACACACATCACGGAGCGTCATTGATAAAGAAATCATTTGATGGTAAAGATAAATAAGAACGGTGAATCTATGAACTTACATTTGGTGCTCCCCATTTTGAAAGGACTAGCTGGATTCACCGTTCTATTTTTCTTAGGCTATTTTCTCGTCAAGCAGATCATCGATATGTCTGAGAAATAAAATTTATATATTTTTGGAAAATATTCTTATTTTTTTAATTACTTCTTCCACATATTCTTTCATTTCTTTTTTATGTTCAAATGCCCTAAGATGAGAAAATAAAATTATTTCTAAAGAAGTAAGAACCAAATTCAAATCGTGTTTTTTGGAATCTAAAAAATCTGCTATTTGAAGAGTTAATCTTTTTACTTCCTCTTGGAAAGTCTCTTGTTCTGATTTATTATTCATATGTTTAAAATTTTCCTTATTTATTTGTTCTTAGAATAATAATAACTAGGCCAATTTACCTTAACCCCTTGCTTTTCTGCAATCTTAAAGGCTGCCCCCACAAAGTATTTTTCTGCATTGTCCGGTTGAAATCCCAGTTTTTGCCTTCTCAAGCACTGATGGTGCGTTTCCCGGAACACAGATTCTGGTAAAAGTGCGAGCTTTAGCTTAGAGTCATGAGAAATTTTTAGATTCATAAGCCAAATAGGGATATCTAATGGCTTTGAAGCAGATAGCCCGTCTGTACTAGATCTCTTCCTATATGTAGGAATAGTATGTGTCGCCCTATATGTCGCCCTCACCTCTTTAAAATAATTTCTATTGATCTTATCGATTTGCAATTTAGAGGGATGTATGGATATTTTCTTAGAACGCTTCCATCCACGAGAATGCAGGTTCATCCAACCATAGTCTTGAAATAGCCTCATGGCTTCGCTAACCGCTGACCTTGAGCAGTTGCACCACTTCGCAATGGTAGATTGCGAAGGAACGCAAATTGTCCAATCTCGACAGCATTGGGATATTTTATCCCATATCTTTTGTCGCAAAGGACTCAAATTATCATAAAGTATGAAGAAATCGTAAGTTTCGCTTGTTTCTAGCTGAAGTGTGAGAGCCATTTGGCCTCCCTAGTCATTTGGGGTGAGCTAGGAAACTGGTGAGATACCGTAAAGGTTCTATTTTAGTGTTGTATAATCACTGAAATTCGGTAAGATGTCTACAGGTTCACCAGATCCTATAGTCCCTGAAATGCGACGGCTAATCACAATTTTTCAGGGACTTTCTTCTTTCCAAGCTACCCCAACTCAGCCATTTAGTTCAAAAGCATTCTGCAATTCCCTAGAAATTTAAGCCCAACGCTCATATTCTTTGAGGTCAAAAACAATCCATATATGGCCACAATGAAGGCATTCCACCACGTCTTTCCAGATCACTTTCGTCTTGCCTTCCCTATAATGCGTCCCACAGAAAACGCAGGTGCATGGTTTTGATGCGACAAACTTTTTATTCGCATATGCCTTACTTTTTAACCAATAATTCATGGATTTACCCTTGTGATTCAGCCAATTAGTGCCGGGTGCCCTTTTTGTGACACAAAATATTTTGACTATGCATCAAAATTGGATAAATATGGGATGCCTCAATTTCTGCTATGGTGCCAAGAATGCGAAGACTCTTATGTGAAACCGCTCGTAACCGTTCCAAAAGGCCACAGAAATGCCCGTAAACGCCCTAAAAGCTCTAGCCTGGGCAAAGAATGCTCTGAGACTAAAGATCTCTTCTGCGACGCTTATAATTAAGAAGTCTGTTAAAAATTGCGACGCACCAAAAGCAGGCAAGAAGTTTAAGGATTTGCGTCCCAAGAAAAAGGATACGAAATTCAAGCAGGCTTGGCGCATGTTTGGGGGCCGCAGAATTTATTTCAGATCGTCATGGGAAGCGAATGTTGGTCGTTACCTGCAATGGCAAAAAGAGCGCGGCGAGATTAAGGATTGGTTGCATGAGCCAAAAACCTTTTGGTTTGATGGTGTTAAACGAGGGTGCGTAACATATCTGCCCGACTTCCAAGTATTCAAGCTTGACGGGACGCATGAATGGCTAGAGGTTAAGGGATACATGGACTCCAAATCTAAGACTAAGATCTCCAGGTTCCGCAAATTTTTCCCCAATGAGAAGTTATCGATTCTTGACTCTAAATGGTATAAATTGAATAGTAAAAAACTTTCTTTAATCATTCCGGGATGGGAAAAATGATGAACATACTCAATTGGTTTTTTGTTATCTCAGTGTTAGGTGGCCTTGTCTATTTTGGGATTAGGGGAAAAAAATACATGGACGCCCTACCTGATGACGATAACGACCGCCCTTATTAGAGCAATTGGCCAAAGTTAGCTGGCAATTCTTTTGGTTCTTCGCGTATACCATAGATTTCTTTAATCAGGATATAAGCTATGTGAGTGAAAGAACCTACGAATTCTCTCGAACCATCTTCTGTTGTCAAATAAAAATAGGCTGTTCCCTTGTCGATGTTAAACCCGTGTGCCGTTACTTCGAACATCAAAAGATCTCGATCTGGGAAATACACTCCAATGTTATAAATATTTAGCTTAGGAGATTGCATCTTGTTCATACGGATTTTACTAGTCTTAATTTTCTTCGCGCTTTTGTCGCTTTTTTTCAACATCTTTTAGATCCTCTGGGTTAAATACGCTATCTAGTGAAATTTCTCTTATGCGTTTCATGATATCTTCAGATGGGAGCCTTGTCCCTTTTAGCCAGCGATGCACATAACTGCGATCCACTCTCATCAATCCAGCGAAGTATTTTATAGACAAACGCTGGGTAAAAAGCCACTCTCTCAAATTCATATGCTTGTCCTCACGTGTTGCATTTAATAGTTAAAATAGTGTAGACTAGAATCATATTTAACGGCAAGGTTAAGCATGCAGACATTCGATTCATTCCAACAATTAGAGAAATACCTATACGGAGAAAAGGCTAAAATGTATCCAGAAACCAAGTGCACAAATTGTTCAGAGACGTCAAAAAACCAACCCGTTGGCAATGGATGCCATACATGTCTCAACGGAATAATGCAAATTAAGGAGAAAAAATAATGTCCCTAGCAACACAATCCAATTCTCATGATCTCGTTGAATTCGACGAGAAGAAAATGACTCTCATACGAAATACGTTTTGCCAGAACTCGACTCAGCAAGAATTCGAGGTTTTTATGGAGATTTGCAAGAGCACACAGCTCAATCCCCTCTTCAAACAGATCTATTTTATCAAGCGCGGGGACAAGATCTCTCATCAGACCTCAATAGATGGGCTTAGATTGATCGCAGATCGAACAAAACGGTATGTACCCGGCAGAGAGTCTACTTACACATTTGATAAGAACGGCAACCTTCTAAGTGCGACTAGCTACATCAAAAAGTTAGCCCATGATGGAACTTGGCATGAAGTAGCTTCAACGGCTATTTTTGCAGAATACAATGCCAACCAGGGTTTATGGAAAAAGATGCCTTGCGCTATGTTAGCAAAATGCGCTGAGGCTCTAGCTTTACGCCGCGCGTTCCCGGCAGACATGCTAGGACTCTACACAAAAGACGAGATGGATCAAGCAGACACAATTCATGAAGAACCAACTATTAGGAATTCCCAGACAGTTCAAACCCAGGTCGCAGAAGAAACAATTTCTACCGAAGAAGCACACGATATTGAAAATCAATTGGCAGGAGAGGATAAACAATACAGAGAGGACTTGCTCAAATTCTATACGAACTCGCGGAAGCTCGAACAACCTATGACGAATTTCTTTGGCTTCCCTAAACGATTACTCTCTGGGCTATACAACTCTCTTAATAAGCGCAAAGAGTCTAGGCAAAAGAAAGCAGAGCCAGTAATGGAAACCGTAGAGAATTATGAATCAATTCAAGATCAATTCTAAAAAAAACCCTAGTGTGCTACTAGGGTA